CGCGTGTGTACCCCGGCGGTACACCCGGTTCCGACACCAACCCAGGAGTCTGTGATAACAATGCCAACGGGTCAGGGCAGGCTCAGCGTCGGTCGGGCCGGACGGCGCGTTGAAGGCCCGGTCGAGCGGGAGTTGCGCCGCACCCTGGCCGCCTGGTCGCGGCAGGCGCACCTGGTCGGCGACGACAACGCCGGCGTGCGGTCGGCGCTGCGCCTGGCCGCCCGCAACGTCGACGCCGCGTTCGCCGACCACGACACCAGCCCTTACGTGCGCGGCCAGCTGGTGCGTTGGTACAACGACATGCTGACCGCGCACCAGCCGCCGCAGGCCGGCGACACCCCGACCGACGACCCGTGGACGGTGGCGCTGCGTGACCTCGCCCCGCAGTGACGGTGTCGTCGCCGACGCCATGGCCCGCGTGCTGCTGGGCACGCCGCTGCTGCCCTACCAGCGCAGCATCGCCGACCGCATCGGCGAGCTGGACGACCACGGCCGCTACCGGCACGGCACCGTCGTGCTGCTGCTGCCCCGCCAGTGCGGCAAGACGACCCTGGCCATGACGATCGCGCTGGGACGCGGCCGGTCGTACGCCGACTACCGCGCCGTGTACATGGCGCAGACCGGCCACCAGACGACCCGCCGGTTCGGGGAGATGTTCGACCTGCTGACCGCCGTGCCGGGATGGCAGCGCACCTGGACGACGCGCCGATCGTCGGGCACCGAGCACGTCCGCACCCGCCCGACCGGGTCGAGCCTGCGCGCGTCACCACCGCAGGGCGACAAGCTGCGCGGCTCGGCGCTGGACCTCGTCATCGTCGACGAGGCCCAGGAGCACGGCGAGGACACCGGCCTCGAGCTGGACGCCGGCATCATCCCGACGTTCACGACCCGTCCCCGGTCGCAGCTGCTCATCGTCGGCACCGCCGGCACGTCCGACTCGGCGTACTTCCGCCGTCACTACGACGCGGCCGTCGCCGGCCAGCCCGGATATCTGCTGCTCGAGGTCGGCGCGGCACCCGCCGCCGCCGACCCGGCCGCACCGTCGACCTGGTGGGACAACCACCCCGGCCTGCAGGCCGGCCTCACCACCCAGGACAACCTGCAGCGCGCATTGTCGGTCATGGGTCCGACACAGTTCGCCCGCGAGTACCTCAACAGGTGGGCCCTGACCACCGACCTCGCCGTGATCGACGCTGCCGCCTGGGACGCCTGCGCCCGTACCGTCACACCGGACCAGCCCAAACGGCGTGGCCTCTACGTGGCGTACGACGCGTCCTGGGACCGTTCCTCCGGTGTCGTCGTGGCCGCCTGGAACGACGACACCACCACCCACCTCGAGGTGGTCGCGCACCGTCCCGGCACCGCGTGGCTCGAGGGGTTCCTGCGCGACCTGCACCGCCGCCGCCGGCCCACGCTGGTCACCGACACCGCCACCCCCGCCAAGGACGTCACCACCGCGCTGCGCACCGCCCGCGTGCCCGTCGTCGAGCTGTCCACCCCCGACTACACCGCCGGCTGCGCCGAGCTCGTCACCGCCGTCGAGCACCGCACGCTGCGCCACGACAACGACCCTGCGCTGACCACCGCCACCCACGTCGCCCGCCGACGACCCGTCGGCGACCGATGGGTGTTCGACCGCCGCACCGCTCACGACATCGCCCCGCTGACCGCCGCGGCCGCCGCGCACTGGCACGCCCGCCGACCCGCCCGACCACCCGTCCTTGTCTAACCCTCCACCTGACCTCTAGAGTCAGGGTGTGTCCCGCGGCTGGGCAGAGCTTGCGACCGCCGTCACCTCGGTCGCACCCGCTGGCGTGCCCATCGACTCTCACCGGCCTGTCCAGTCGCGGGACCGCACCGCCACCCTCGCCGACGGCCGACTGGTCACCAGCAGCACCCCGACGCTGTCGCCCCGCGAAGCGCTGGGCCTGCCCGCCGTGTACGCCGCGGTCGGGCTCATCACCGCCACCGTCGACCAGCTGCCGCTACGCCACCACCTCGGCGAGTCCGACGACGGGCAGCCGCTGCCCGAGTGGCTGCGCCACCCCGACCGCTACGGCAGCGACTACACCCTGGCCGACATGGTCGAGTACTGGACGACGTCGCAGGCGCTGCGCGGAGCCGCGTACGCCTGGGCCGCGCCGGTCGGGGAGCAGTCGTGGCGGCTCGACCCGATCGACCCGCACGACGTGTCGGTCGAGCTGCCCACCACCGACCCGCGGGCCCGCCGGGTGTACCGCATGGCCGGCCGCACCGTGCCCACCGTCGCCGTGTACCCGTGGGACCGGCGGCAGGCCGGTCTGCTGACCATGCCGCTGCTCGTCGTGCCCGGGCAGGCCGCCGGCGTCGGCCCGATCCAGGCCGCCCGCACCGCCATGGCCGGGTACCGCGACGTCGACGACTACGCCAACCAGATGTTCGGGGCCGGCCGCGGCTACTCCGGGCAGGCGCTGGTCACCGACCAGGACATCGACGAGCAGACCGCCGAGCACTACCAGGCCAAGGTCATCGAACGGTCCACCGACCCACTCGCGCCGCCGCTGGTGCTCGGCAACGGGCTGACGTGGCAGTCGCTGACGCTGCCACCGAAGGACGCGCAGTGGCTCGAGTCGCGCCTGTTCAACGCGCAGGAGGTGTGCCGCATGTACGGCGTGCCGCCCCGCTACCTCGGTCTGCCGTCCGGGGACGCCACCACCTACGCCACCGCCCGCGACAACGACGCGCAGCTGCTGCGCACCGCCGTGTCCCGCTACACCAACACCATCGCGCACGGCCTCACCCGGCTCATGCCCGCCGGCCGCGGACCCGACGAGGAACAGCACATCCGGTTCGACTTCGGGGCCTGGCTCGGACCGCCCGACCAGGCCGCCCCACCCGCCACCGACACCGAAGGGGACCAGGGTGCGCCACTACGAGACTGACCCGTTCGAGGTGCGCGACTCCGGCGACGGCACCGCCACCCTCGTCGGTGTCGCCGTCCCCTACGACACCCCGCTCGACCTCGGCGGCATCCGGGAGACCTTCGCCGCCGGGTCCATCGACCCGGACCAGGCGGTCGGAGTGCCCCTGCTGTACGGGCACAACCGCTCCGACCCGGCCGCGCTGCTCGGGCACGTCACCCGCGCGCAGAACCAGCCGGCAGGGCTGCAGGTCGAGGCCGTCGTCGTCGACCGCGACATGGCCGCCAAGCTGCGCCTGACCCGCCCCGGCCTGTCGGTCGGGGTGAGGTTCCAGGACGACGAGTGGTCCGACGACCACCGGGCCGTCACCCGCCGATCCGCCCACCTCGCCGAGCTGTCCGTCACCCCGCTGCCCGCCTACACCGACGCCGTCATCGCCGACGTCCGACACCAGGAGGAAACCGTGCCCGAAACCGCACAGCAGGAGGCGCAGGAGGTCGAGTACGCGCGGCGTGACGACCTCGACCAGCTGCGCACCACCCTCGAGCAGATCGAGGCCCGCGCCCACACGCCCGAGCCGCCCCGGCACTGGTCGCTGTCCTACGGCAGCCTGTACGACTACCAGCGGGCCGTGTACGACGGCCGCGACGAGCCGCGCGACCTCGCCGAGCGGGCCGCCGACACCGGCCTGACGTCGGACAACGCCGGCATCGTCCGCGCCCAGTGGCTCAACCAGGTGCAGCGGTTCCTCGACTTCGGTCGCCCCGGCGTGACCGCGTTCGGCACCGCCCCGCTGCCCGACTCCGGCATGAGCTTCGCCTGGCCGACCTACTCCCGCGGCGTGCACACCGCCGTGCAGCCGACCGGGCAGGCCAACGAAATCCAGTCGGTGGCCGTCGATATCGGCGCGAGCTCGGCGGTCAACATCGGCACGTACGGCGGGTACATGCGGGCCGCGCGGCAGCTGCTGGAACGTTCCGAGCCGTCGTTCCGGTCGCTGTGGGAGCAGGCCGTGTCGATCGACTACGCCGACCGCATCGACAACGTGTTCGTCGACGCGCTCGTCTCGGCCGCGACCGGGTCGGTGACCGGCTTCGACTTCGACTCCGGATCCGAGACCGGCGCGACGTTCCGCGCAGCGCTGTTCGAGGCGTCGGTCGACGTCCAGACCCAGACCGGGATGCCGGCCGAGTTCGCGCTGGTCGCGTCCGACGTGTTCAAGCAGGTCGGCGGCTACTCCGGTCTGCCCGACCCCGGGTACGGGGCCGGCGCGAACGCCGAAGGCCTGACCCGCGCGTCGAACCTGCAGGTCGAGGTGTCCGGCATCCGCATCATCCACGACCGCAACCTCGCCAACGGCACCATCCTGGTGTCGAACAGCTCTGCGGCGAAGTGGCACGAGCAGGGCCCCAACGTCATCACCCAGGAGCAGGTGTCGCTGCTCGCGCAGGACATGGCCATCTACGGGTACGGCGTCACCGCCGCCTACGTGCCGGCCGGCCTGGTGCTCGTCACCGCCACGTGATGGCGCGTCCCACCGCTGCCGCCGTGGCAGCGTTCACCGGCAGGGCCGCGGACGACACCGCCGTCGTCCGCGTCCTGCCGGTCGCGCAGGAGCTGCTCGAGCGGTACTACCACTGCGACCCGTGGACACCGCTGCACACCGAAGCGTGCCTGCACGTGTGCGGCTACCTGCTGGCCGCACAGTCCAACCCGACCGGGCTCATGCCCAACGACCTCGGCGCGGTGTACCTGCCGACCCGGCTGCCCGTCGTCGACCGTCTGCTGACCCGCCGCGGCGGTTTCGCATGACCGACCTGACCCAGGCCCTCACCGACGTCGGCACCGCGCTGGCCGGCACCGGCGTCACCGTGCGCACCGTCGGCGACATCACCACCGTCGGGCACGGCCCCGCCCTGGTCGTGCGGCCACCGTCCGCGACCGGGGTGCACGCCAACCGGGTGTGGGCACTCGAGGTGCCCGTCGTCGTCGTCCCAGCGTCGACGCTCGACGTGTCCGACCTCGTCGCGCTCACCCAGACCGCCCTCGACGCGCTCGCCGACGCCGGTCTGCGCGCCACCGCCGAGCCCGCCACCCTGCCCACCGGGGCCGGGGAGACGCTCACCGTGTACACCATCACCGTGGAGGTATGACCATGGCCCCATCGACCACCAGGCTCGGCGCAGGCACCCTGGTGGTGTCACGGTCGCCGGCAACGTGTACCCGCAGCCGCTCGACATCGGCGCGGACGAGTACGGCAACCTGCTCGAATCCGACTTCGAGTGGACGTTCGTCGCCGCCCCGACCATCACCTGGACCACCTGATCCGATGGCCCGGCCCGTCGTCCGCGTGATCGGTGAGGACAGGCTGCGGCGCAGCCTGCGCCGCGCCGGCCACGACCTCGACGAGGTCAAGGACGCGCACCGCAAGGCCGCCGCCTACGTCGCCGGCCGCGCCCGGTCCGCGGCCCCGCAGGTGACCGGACGGCTGGCCGGCACGGTGCGCGGCAACAACGCGGTGCGGCGCGCCACCGTGAAAGCCGGCGGGTACGGCGTGGTGTACGCCGGCCCCATCCACTGGGGCTGGCCGCGACGCAACATCACCGCGCAGCCGTTCATCGCCGACACCGCGCAGGCCACCGAGCCGCAGTGGCTGCGCATCTACCTCGACGACATCGACAGCATCCTGGGCAAGGTGAGAGGCCTGTGAACCGTATCCATCTGACCGTCGAGCTCGACACCGGGCACACCCACAAGGTCGTCGCCGACATGCACGACCTGCGCATGTGGGAGGCGTACGCGATCAAGAACCGGCTGCCGCACGACCCCGACCAGGCACCCAAGATCACCTACATGACGTTTCTGGCGTACAACGCGCTGCGCCGGCAGGGTGTCGTCACCGGCGCGTTCGACCAGTTCACCGCGGTCGGTATCGACGCGGACGGGGCCGAGAGCGTGGACCCTACCCTGCCGGCAGCTACACCCGGCTCGTCTGCGAGCTAGCCGTGGCCACCAGCACCCACCCGGACCAGTGGGACGGCACCGACCCGGCCGTCGTCGCCACCGTCCTCGACGTCCTCGACCGCAGGAACCGCCGTGGGTAACACCGCCATCCTCAAGGTCGACATCCTGTCCGACTTCCACGACAAGGGTCTGCGGCGCGGCAACACCGCCCTGGCCAAGTTCGGGAAGCTCGCCAAGGTCGGCGCGGCCGCCGCCGGTGTCGGCCTGGTCGCCGGCGCGACGAAGGCCGTGTCGGCCGCGTCGAACCTGGCCGAGTCCACCAACGCCGTCAACGTGGTGTTCGGCAAGTCCGCCGACACCATCACCGACTTCGGCAAGACAGCCGCGGACGCGGCCGGCCTGTCCCGCCGCGAGTTCCAGGAGCTGGCGGTCGGCACCGGGTCGCTGCTGGTGAACTTCGGGTACTCCACCCAGGACGCCGCCGACGCCACCGTCACGCTCGGGCAGCGGGCCGCCGACATGGCGTCGGTGTTCAACACCGACGTCGGCACCGCCCTCGAGGCCGTCAACGCCGGCCTGCGCGGCGAGACCGAGCCGCTGCGCAAGTTCGGGGTCAACCTCAACGACGCCACCCTCAAGGCCAAAGCGCTCGAGCTGGGCCTGTACGACGGTGTCGGCGCGCTCGACCAGAACGCGAAGGCGCAGGCCGCCTACGCCGTCATCCTCGAGCAGACCCAGGCCGTGCAGGGCGACTTCGCCAACACCTCCGGCAGCCTCGCCAACGTGCAGCGCCGCATCGGCGCACAGTTCGAGAACATCGCCGCCCAGGTCGGGCAGGCGCTGCTGCCGGCCGTCGAGGCCGCCGCGAACTGGATAGCCGACGTGCTCATCCCCGTACTGAGAGACGCGGCCCAGTGGTTGCGCGACAACCTCGGTCCGGCCATCGACACCGTCCGCGGGTTCCTGCAGAGCTTCGGCAGCACCGCCGGCGAGACCGGAGGCCAGTTCGCTGACGCCGCCGACTGGATTCGCGGCAAGTGGGCCGAGCTCGCACCCAAGTTCCGCGAGTGGTTCGACCGCATCGTGTCCATCGTCACCACCGCTGTCGAGCTGGTGCGGGCCATCATCGAGAAGGTCACCGCCGTCATCCTGTGGGTGTGGGAGAACTTCGGCGACGAGATCATGGCCTACGCGTCGTTCATCTGGGACACCGTGGTGTCGGTCATCGACACCGCCCTCACCTACATCGACAACCTGATCAAGTTCTGGAAGGCGGTGTTCACCGGCGACTGGGAGGCTGCCGGCCAGGCCGTCCGCAACATCACCAAAGCGCTGTGGGACTTCGTCGCCAACCTGTTCCGGCGGGCCGCCGACACCCTCGCCGACATCATGTCCGGGCTGCGGCAGAAGCTGGTGTCGGTCATGCGGAGCGTGTGGGACGCGATCATCCAGGCCGTCCGCTCCGGCATCAGCAGCATGGTGGCCGCCATCCAGGCGCTGCCCGGACGCATGGCGTCACTGTTCCGGTCCGCGTTCGACCGGGCCCGGTCGGTCGTGTCGTCCGGTGTGAGCAGGGTGGTGTACGTGGTGCGGCTGCTGCCGTCCCAGATCGGCCGCGCCCTGTACGGCATCGGGTCCCGCATGTACGAGGTGGGCCGGTCCATCATCCTCGGCATGATGCGCGGTATCGCCGCGGTCGCCGGATCACTGGTGCGCAAGGTCACCGACGTCGTCGGTGGCGCGATCAACGCCGCCAAACGGCTGCTGGGCATCAGCTCACCGTCGAAGGTGTTCGAGGACATCGGCCGGCAGGTCGCCGCCGGCATGGCCGCCGGCATCACCGCCGGGTCACAGTCCATGGTCGCCCCGGCCGTGGCCGGCATGACCCCCACGTCGGCCACATCGGCGTCGAGCCTGTCCGGGCGGCAGCTGGCCGTCACCGTGAACGGCACGACCAACCCGCAGCAGACCGCCCGCGAGCTCGCCGGCATGATCCAGGGCGCACGCGTCCGCACCGGCTACGCGGGGCTGGCGGCATGAGCGCGCCCGCCAAGCCGTGGTGCTGGGTGTGGGTCGGCGGCGAGCACGGCGTCGGCGCGACCGAGCTGACCGACTACGTCGCCGAAGGCCTCACCCTCTCCGGCGGGTCGACCGTCCCGTTCGACACCGGCGACGCGCTGGTGTGCGCGTTCCAGGTCGTCACCAGCAGCAGCGACAGCCTGACCCGCCCGCAGATCGGCGACGAGGTGTTCGTCGCCGGCGCGCCACCCACCGCTGAGGCCCTCGAGCTCGACTCGTTCGACAATGTCCGCTACTCCGTGTCGCGCCTGTTCTTCGGGTTCGTGTCCGACATCAGCGAGCAGCAGCTCACCCCCGACGGGCTGACCGTGTGGACCATCAACGCGGTCGACCCGATCGGGCTGCTCGCGCAGGTGTCGATCGGGGCCGAGCCGTGGACCCGGGACACGCTGGCCGGCAGGGTCGGCGACGTCGAGACCGCCATCAACACCGCCCTGGGGTCGCCGTGGTGGGTCGACGTGCTGCAGAACAGCTACAGCCGCGACGACCCGTACCAGTTGACCGCCGCCGACACCAGCGCGTCGGCCACGGTGCACTACCGCGACGTGGACAACGTCAACGCGCTTGACCTGCTGCGCCAGTACGCCGACGTGTGGATGCTGGCCGCGGTCGGCACCGAGCTGCAGGCACAGTCACCCCCGACCGGGGTGTCGCACGCCGGCAACCTCGGGTCGTGGCGGGTGCGGCAGAAGATATCCAGCCGGCTGCGGTTCAACGAGTCGTTCTACGAGGGAACTGTCAACTACACCGACCCGGCGCAGGTCCCGATCCAGTGGGTGAAGTACGGGGCCCGCACCGGGTACAGCCGCCGCACCGTCGTCACCGACTGGCAGGTCGACTACGGGCCCAAGACCGAGTCGCTGGTCGACGTGCGCGGCGACCAGGTCGGCGAGGAGTTCTACTACGAGCTGACGACCACGTCGACAGCGTCGGACACTCCCGGATCGGGGCAGGCCGTGTACTACGACGGCACCGACAGCAGCAGCGACGACGAGAAACGACTGCGGGTGCACAAGACCGACAAGTACGGCAACGACCGGGCCCCGTACCTGCGCGGCATCGTCGTGTCCGACTATGTCAGCACCTACGAAGCCGAGCCGACCACCACCACCACGGGGCGGGCCTACTACATCCGATCCGCCACCGAGCGCGCCGACTGGTTCGACATCATCGTCGACTCGACCTCGAGCGGCTACTACCCGACCAGTTACACCCTGTCGAAGCTGTACATCGTGTGCCGTCACCCGACCCGGTCCGCGGTCGCCGCGACCGACGACGCGCTCCCCGGCCGCCGATCGCGTCGCCGGCTGCAGACCGAGCTGTTCTCGAAACGGGTCGCCGACACTCTCGCCGCGCGACTCACCGACGCCACCAAGACACCCGTGCCGGTCGTCGACCAGCTGCAGATTCTGTGCACCGCCGGCATGGACCTGACCGCACAGACCCTGTACTACGGGTTCTCCGCCACGGACTGTTGGCGTGCCCTGTTCAACCAGGCACCGCAGCTGCTGCAGGGCCTCGGTCGTGACGCGTTCCTGCTGACGTTCGACCCGACCGCCGGCACCCCGGCCGACACCGAAACCGACTATGTGTCCCTGGGCGGGTCGCTGGTCGCCGCCCAGGACGGGTGGGTGTTCACCCTGTCGGTGATCCAGGCCGACGCGTACTGCGAGTGGCTGCGACCGGACACGTACCTGCACCTCGGCATGGAAGGGGACCTGGTGCTGACATGAGCGACACCCTCGTCACCGTGAACGCGGTCTACCAGGACGCGACCGGCAACCCGTGCACCGGCACGGTCGCGTTCCGGCCGGTCGTGCCCGCCGGCAACACCGACACCAGTCGCATCGTGTACGACCTGTACGTCGACACCGACCTCGACGCGTCCGGTGCCCTGTCGGTCGACCTCGTCGCCAGCGACGACGCCGACTGGGCGCTCGACGGGCCGCTGCAGTACTACGTCCTCGAGAACATCGACGGCAGGCAGCAACGCGGCTACACCATCCAGGTCGAAGGCCCCGGGCCGGTCGACCTGGCCGCGTCGCAGCCCATCACCACCGCCACCCCCACCGTGGCCACCGTGCAGGGCCCACCCGGGCCCGGTGTGCTGGCGCTCGCCGTCGGCGACCCCGTACCCGCCGGAACCCCCACCGGCACCGTCATCGTCCGCTACTGAGAACAGGAGACCCATCATGGCCAAGTGGACCAACGACTCCGGCCTCGACGCCGCCCTCGACTGGTTCGCCGACTGCGACGAGCTCAACGTGTGCTCGGCGCAGCCCACCACCTACACCGAAGCCATCACCACCTACAAGCTCGCCGACGTCACCGTCACCGCCGGCGACGGAAACGGCGACTTCACCATCGCCAACGGTGACGCGTCCGGCCGCAAGCTCACCGTCGGCGCGCAGACCGGCATCACCGTCGACACGTCCGGCACCGCCACCCACCTCGCCGGCGTCAAGTCCGGCGACAGCACGCTGCGCTGGGTGACGCCCGTCACCAGCCAAGCCCTCACCTCCGGCAACACCGTCGACACGCCCGCGTTCGACCTCGAAATCGGCGACCCGACCTGACCTGTCAGCCATGACGCGAGGTTTCTGGTTCTCCCGCCTGACCACGGTGTACCGCGACTGGACCGACCCGCTGACGGGTATCGCCATGTCCCGCACCGTGATCGTGCCGGAGGTGGTCGACACGGCCCGCGCCGACGGGTACGGGCAGCTGCGCTGGCGGGCGATCCCGTTGCAGACCGAGCAGCAGCGCGGCACCGCCGATGGGTGGTGCGTCGTCGGCACCGGGCAAGCCCGGGCGGCGTGGCAGAACAAGCCACGCGTGTGGGGACTCGGAACGTCGCTGGACAGTGTGCGGCCCGACGACTTCGTCGACGCGGTCAACCAGCAGTTCGGTCGGTCGTACCCGTACGGCCGCACGGTGCGGGACCTGGCCCGGTACGTGCTGCGCCGCGTCCCGGTCGCCGGGGCGTTGCAGCCCTCTGCCGATGGTCGGTTCCGTATCGCGCTCGACGCTGGCGACGAGGACACCGCAGCCCCGCCTGTCGTGGACCACTTCGACGCCGCCGACGAGCCTGTCGGGGTGACCTGACGTGGCCACCTACACCGACGACTTCGAGTCCTACACCGACGGTCAGGACCTGGACAGCCAGACCGACTGGTCGTGCGCCCAGGAGTCCGGGTCCGGTGTGATGCGGATCGACACGCACACCGCCCACAAGTCCGGGCAGGTCGTGGACATGTCCACCACCGGCTCCGAGTGGGCGGTGTATACCGGCGGCACGGTCGGCGCGAACCAGTACGCCGAGATTGCGTCATTCACCGATATTGTTACCAACGGAGAGGCAGGATTTGGGTGCGGCTCGGGGCCGATGGTTCGCCTTCAGGACTCGTCGCCCGCTACCCCGTCCGGCTATCTGGTTACGTGGTATCGGCACGATGTCGACGGCAGCACGCTGGAAACCCTGCTGACGATGTACCGGCTTGACGCGGGGGTGTTGACCCAGCTGTCGCAGTCGGCCAACCTGGACGGCACCTACGACCGCTACGGCGTGCACACCATACGTCTTGAGGCGGACGGGTCCTCGCTGGACGCCAGCGTCAACGGCACGTCGGAGGAGACCGCCACCGACACCACCTACTCGACCGGCACCTACACCGGGGTGTGGCAGACCCGCGAACTGGCGCTATTACAATGGCAGCCGTTCTTCGACGACTTC